GCGCCCGCGCCTTCAAAAGCGCCGTAGGGCGAACCAAAGCTCCCAACATCGCACCGCCGCCGATGCGCGGCGGCCAAAGGATGTAACGCAATGCGGTGTATACATCCTATCACCGCATGGAGAGACGGAACCCAACTCAGGTTCCAAGAAGACCGCAGTCGAGGACTCGAAAAACTACAAATCCCCTGCGGTCAATGCATCGAATGCAGACTAGAGCGCGTACGACAATGGGCCGTACGCATCCTGCACGAATCACAACAACACGAATCCAGCTACTTCGCCACACTCACCTACACCAACAACCCACGAACGCTGGACCACAAAGACTTCCAGCTGTTCATGAAAAGACTCCGCAAAAAACACAACGTCAGATACTTCATGTGCGGAGAGTACGGGGAAACAACGGACAGGCCACACTTCCACGCAATCCTGTTCGGATTGCAACTAAACGACCTCCAACTCCACGCAGACAACGGCGGCAACCGCCTCTACACCAGCAAAGAATTCGACGACTACTGGCAACACGGCTACAGCACACTCGGAGAGGTCAACTTCCAAACCGCCAGCTACGTCGCCAGCTACTGCGTGAAAAAAATAACGGGCGACGACGCCACAGAACACTACGAAAGACTCGACACCGAGACCGGAGAGCTCTACACGCTCCAACCCGAATACGCACGCATGTCCCTCAAGCCGGGGATTGGCAAGACATGGATAGAAAAATATATCAACGACGTGTACAACTACGATCACGTCGTTATCAACGGAAAGGCACAAAAGGCACCGAGGTACTACGACAAGTACCTACAGACACAAGACCCAGCGAAGCTGGAAAAACACAAGACAGAGAGAACGAAAAAAGCACAACTCACTAAAGGAGAAAACACACCACAAAAATTAACCGCACGCGAAAAAATTACGCACGCGAAATACAAACAGAAACAAAGGACACTGCAATGACAATGAAAATCGTACTAGTCAGAGACATCAAGGCTGACGCCTATCACAACCCCATGTTCGTGAACTCACTTGGGGGAGCAATAAGAGCATTCGGAGACGAATGCGTAAAGACCGACGGCAATCCAATGGCCACTCACCCGGAAGATTACGAGATGTACCACTTCGGGGAATTCGACGAGCTCACAGGAACATTCAACCTACTCGATAAACCTGTACAGCTGGCCGTAGGCAGCAACTTCAAGAAACCCTAAACCTACTCCGACCAGGCCGGGGGCAAAGGCGCCCCCGACCTGGTCAGAGTCTACTGGAGAACACATGAGCATCACCACACACCGCAACAAAAGCGTCGAAATCCACAAATTCTCAATGGTGCCCAACGCGGATATCCCGCGCAGCACCTTCCAACGCGAATGGACACACAAAACCACCTTCGACGAAAACTACCTCGTACCGATCTACGTCGACGAGGTACTGCCGGGAGACACCTTCAGCCTGCGAATGACAGCCTTCGCACGAATGACAACACCCATATTCCCGATCATGGACAACATGTACCTGGACACATTCTTCTTCTTCGTACCCAACCGAATCGTCTGGAACAACTGGGTCAAATTCATGGGAGAACAAGTCAACCCCGGCGACTCCATCACCTACACCATCCCACAGATGGCAAGCCCAACCAGTGGATACCCGGCGAACAGCCTGTTCGATTACATGGGCCTACCCACCGTCGGACAGATCACCGGCGGACTCATAATCAACCACAGCACACTGCCCATCCGCGCGTACGCCCTGATCTACGATCAGTGGTTCAGAGACGAAAACTTCAACATCTCATGGTACCCCACACTCTCCACAAACGGCGGCGACGGCCCAGACCTACAGAGCAACATTACCCTCCTGAAACGAGGCAAGCGCCACGACTACTTCACCAGCGCACTCCCCTGGACACAAAAACAAACCACACCGGTATCGTTCCCGCTCATCGGGAACGCCACCGTCAAAACGAACGCCAGCAACCTCTTCACCGGCGTACAAACGCCGATGAAAATGCTACGCAGCGACACCGGAGCCGCACCCGGGAACTTCGTCATGCAAACAACGGGCCCCGCAGCCGGAGACATGGCCTTCAACGCTACCGCAGGCGGAGCCGCAACAGCCGGGCTCTACCCGGCCAACCTCTACGCTGACCTCAGCACAGTAGCAGCCATCACCATCAACCAGCTCAGACAGAGCTTCCAAATCCAAAGACTGCTAGAAAGAGACGCCCGCGGAGGCACACGCTATGTCGAAACCATCAGAGCTCACTTCGGTGTCGTCAACCCCGATTTCAGAATGCAGCGGCCTGAATATCTGGGAGGAGGAACTACACCTATCAATATTGCGCCAATACCACAAACTGCGCAGACAGGACTTACCGGCGGCGCTACGCCGCTTGGAACGCTGGGTGCGTACGGTACGACGCTCGCTCGAGGACACGGCTTCACCCAAAGCTTCACAGAACACGGACACGTCATCGGATTAGCAAACGTACGCGCAGACATCACCTACCAACAGGGACTCAGAAAACTCTGGAGCCGCTCAACCCGATACGACTTCTATTACCCGGTGTTCGCACACCTCGGCGAACAAGCCATCCTCAATCAAGAAATCTACTGCGTAGGAAACGGTGCGATAGGAGACACCCTAGTATTCGGGTACCAAGAACGATGGGCGGAATACCGATATTTCCCAAGCTACATCACAGGCCAATTCAAAAGCACAACCGCCACACCACTCGATGCCTGGCACCTCGCAGAAAAATTCACAGCACTGCCCACGCTTGGATCAACCTTCATCCAAATGAACACCCCTGTGGCCCGAGTGTCCGCGGTACCCACCGCCAACACGCACTTCATCTTCGACAGCTTCTTCCAGTGCAAAACTACAAGGGCCATGCCCCTGTACAGCGTACCCGGACTTGTCGACCACTTCTAAACACTGGAAACAATACCTCCGTCATGTCAAGAGGCATGACGGAGACTTCATCAAAAGGAGAAACTTATGGCATGGGTCGCACCAGTCGTCGCCGCCGGCGCAAGCATCGTCGGAGACATCTTCAGCCAACAAGGACAAAACAGCGCAAACGCGATGAACGCCGCCATCGCGCAAGAAAACAGATCCTGGCAAGAACGCATGAGCAACACCGCTCACCAAAGAGAAGTCGCAGACCTCAAAGCCGCCGGACTAAACCCCATACTAAGCGCCACAGGAGGCGCAGGAGCCAGTACACCATCAGGCTCAACAGCAATAATGCAAAACCCAAAATCATCATGGGCCAACCTCGGAAGCCAAACTTCCAGCGCCATCGCAGCCGCGAACATCCAGGCGGACACTAACCTCAAGAACGCGAACGCCGCAAGCGTGCTCGCCAACACGCCAGCCGGCGTCAGCGAGCCCGCACGAACCGACGCCCAAATGATCATGAAAGCCCAATGGCACAACCTCGAAACCTCCAACATTCTCACTGAACAACAGACGAAACAGGTCCGCGCACAAACCGCCAACCTCATCGAAGAAATGCCAGGCATCACAGCCACCAGCCAAAGCGCCCAGGCCAACGCCGCCTTCGCCAACGACATCGCCAAAGCACAGCTGACCGCACAAAAAATCGCCAACGTCCTCAACAAGAGCGAAGTGCCACAAGCCAAGGCCGTAGCACGACTCTTCGAAAGCGCCGGCACGGCCGCAACCGGGGAGTTCCAACAGATCATCAAGACCGCGCTCAGCGCGCTCAGCGCCCTCACAAGGAAATAAAATGAAACCCCAACCTCCCTTCGTCAGAAACCCCTACAACTACGACATCGAAGCCGCCTGCGAGGAATGCTGCGTCAAAGACTTCGGACCCAGCCTCACCCAACAGAGCCAAGCCAAAGACGCGGACATCAACGAGATCGTCCGAAGATTCGGCATCACCGGACAAATGCCGGCCAACCTAAAACTACCCCTAGACACCGACTTCGAAGACATCTTCGACTATAAAAGCGCCATGGACGCAGTCGCCGAGGCCCGGTCCACCTTCATGAAAATTCCACCTCACATCCGACAGGAGTTCGCAAATGACCCGCAAGAATTCGTCGAATTCTGCTCCAACAAGGAAAACATCCCCAAGCTCAGAGAATGGGGACTGGCCAACCCAGAGGCGCCACAAACGGCTAGCCCTCCAACTGGACCTGGGATGGCCGGAACCCCCCCTAACCCCCCACCAGCGCCTCCTGGAGGCTCATGAGTGGGAGGTCATCGCGTTCGGCAAAAAACGGTGACAACCCAAAAGGTGTCACCTAGCACAGTTACATCAAGTAAAGCACTGTGCTAAATTCCAACCGACCTAGGTGAGGTACCGTTACAGGCAGCAACGCAAGACGGCCAAGGTGGGGAGGGAGACCCTCCCCCGCCTCAAAACTTAACTTGACAGGAGCAACAAATCATGCGAACCACACCAAAACGAACACCGGTCAACAAACACAAAAGCGCCCGCGCCTTCAAAAGCGCCGTAGGGCGAACCAAAGCTCCCAACATCGCACCGCCGCCGATGCGCGGCGGCCAAAGGATGTAACGCAATGCGGTGTATACATCCTATCACCGCATGGAGAGACG